TTGAGATTAATTTGATGTAAGAATCAATATTTTGAATCAAATCAAGTGGTCCACCCGGATATTCTTGACCAGAGTAGTATTGAGATAAAAATTCACCAATTAGAGGAAAATCCTCTTTTACATAAGAGGGTAATTGGCTCTTAATGACTTGACTAAGTTGTACTCTTTTTTCTGTCATTTTGTTTTTATCTTACTATGCTTCCGTTGGTATAACTTGGGCTGACGGTATAATTTGAACCTGATGGATCTGAACCAGAACTAATTTGATCAACAATCATTTCAACAGAACTCTTATCAAGTTGTAAATAAAGATCTTGAAGACCGATAATATCATTTGATAGAGGAGTTGCTGATATTTCTAAGACCTGTTGACTTTGTTTAGTTTTTCCAGAAGTAATTTTGATTGGATTTAGTGTAATACGACCTTTTTCGTAATTAACACTACCAACATTTTTTCTTCTTAGAATAGGTGTTACTGAATCAGGGGTTGCAAGAGAGAATAAATTAATTGTTCCTGTCTTTTTGTCTGAATTGGGTAGATCACTAAGATAAACATCTTCTGTAATATCTATCACCTTAAAAGAAGAGGATTTTATGTTGTAACCATTCATAGACTCAACAAAGAATGGATTTCCAAAGTCGATTGCATATTCAGCAAAGGTATCAAGTGCTAACCTCAAGTCTCTTCTGATTTGAAGAGTTGTGATATTAGAGGTTACTGATGCATGACTTTGATCAATAGTCTTCAAAAATTGACTATATTTAAATCTTGCTCCGTATCTATTTAATTCAGATGATTCGGAGTACTTTGTGATATTGTCTTGAATTTTAGAAGCAACAAAACTCGCATTTGGTGCTAAATTTGTGTTATAGTATATTTTACTGTTGGTTTCGACATAAAGATACTTGAGGTCTAGAATTTCGGGCACAATTCCAGCGACGGAGTATTTTCTAAGATCTCTTTTTATATTTTCTTTGATAGAATTTGGAATAAAGTCGCCATTTCTTGGTTTTATGCTAATAAAGACTTTTCCATACTGTGGTGGAATCAAATCTTCTCCACCATAGACCGAAATAGACTCAGCCTCAGGATAAACTTTGTTCGGAATCAAAATCTCATAATCATTAGCAGTTAGTGCTCTGTTTTGAGTGGCATAAATCTGCGGTGCGTACTTTTTAACAGAATCTACGCTCTCAATTGGTTCTCCACCACTTGATGGCAGTACAGAACCAATTAAAGATATCCCACTAGTGATATTATATTCTATGCTTCCCTTTGTATACGCTAATCTACCACTAAAAGCAAAACTACTAACACCGTTAGCAGATTCTCCAGAAGTTCTAACGTAAGAAACCTCTACAACGTTACCATCTTCGAGTTTTTTACCAAAAACACCATCACCAAAGATGATTTCATATTGCTCATCTTCAATTTCCTGAATATAATAGATTCTTGAGTTTCCATTAATGGCAGAACCTGTTCCTGAATCAAAAAGATTGTCTTGACGAGAATATTTAAGACTTACTGAAGATGATGCTGATGGTTTGATACTAACCATTAATGTATCAAGGTCAATTCCATTATTTGAGAGAATAAATCTTTGATCTTTGTCTCTACTGTTTGATGTAAACGTCTGAGAGACCACTGTTCCTTCGTAAACCTCTAATTCGTCAAAAGAAGCAATACCATCAACAACATTAACCGTCTTATCTGCGGTAATTCCAAAGATAAATGATTGTTGATTGAATTGTCCACCTGTGCTCGCTACAGGCCCTTTCTTTAATACAACTGTTGCTGGTGCAGGATTGATATTTGATACGTCTACAAAGAAATCAATAGAAACTCTAGATGATTTCTTAGACCTTGGTACGTATCCTATATTCCTCGCCAGCGCCACGACGTTCTCCCTCAAGGTGGCGCTATCAATGAAGACCTCATTAGATACCATATTGGCATTATAAGAGGTGATGTAGGTGTTATATGCTAATACGTCGATAATCGTTGACAGATTAGATCCCTCAAAGTCATAATCAGTAAAATCTGAGTTAGACCTTAGATAATCAATAAGAGTAGTCTTAATCTGGTCAAAATCCAGATTTGAAAAATTTAAAAGAGGCATTTATCTTGTCGGTAATAATACAAACTCTAGTTGTTGTGGTGGAATATCCGCTCCAACAATACGATATTTGATTTTTGCATCTAGAGAATTGTTATCAAAGTCGGGAGTGACCTCAACATCGATTAATGAAACTCTAGGTTCATAATTATTGATTGCAGTTTCGATTTCATCACGAATTGCAAGAGCGGTTACTTCATCAAGATTCTCAAAAAGTAGTTTTGAGACATTAGAACCGAAGTCTGGATTAAAAAATTTCTCTCCAGGTGACGTTAAAATAATATTACGAACAGAACGGGCAATCGCATTTGTATTTTTAAGCGCAACCAGATCATTGTTTAAGGGGTTGACCTTAAAACTCATACTTACATCTTTAAATGATTGACTTACCCTTTCTAAAGGCACTAGAACCTAGCAATTATTAGTTATTTATTCACTAAAATTCGGTTAATACTGTAGGCTCTGTGCCATAATCATGGTCATCATCATTGTGAATCTTCTCATGAATCTCTTTTTGCACCTTAAAATTGTGTTTTTTAGGTGTTAGGTCATCATTTGCGATCTCACGAAGCATTTTTTGGTGCTGGTCATTACCTAAATTGTCTAAAAAGTCGTTACTCGGAGCCATTTTCCTCTTTTTCGGGTGAATTTTCACGTTCTTTTGCAGTTTTCCAGAAATATTCGTCCTCACGACCCATGCCAAGTCGTTCATAACCGTTTTCAACACTGTAATATTCTGTTGAAACCTTAAAATCGGGCATTTTAGGGTCAACAGGAGTCAAACTGTTATCGTAAATGCGTATTCTATTATTTGGATAGAGAGCATACTGCCCATTATCTAGTTCAATTAGGTTTGATGACTTGTGTTCAGCAGGATTTTCACTTGTAGCATAATCAACAACATCAGGATCCTGGTGATAATTGTCCAGAGTACACACGTAGGTGCCCTTCTGGATGCCGAAATCCCTTGTATACAGTTCATAGTCCATTGAACCGATAAACTGCTTCTGAACGGCAACTACGCCATAGTCCATACAGTTCCAAAACTGTAGGTTAGGTAGATCCATATCAGGATCAGGAGTCTTAGGCTCTGAAACAAATGCACTAATTGGCAGTTTATCATACATTGCCGCATACTCTGGTAAGTATGTCTCAAAATAAAAAGCACGCCCAGGAATCGACTTTGCCGATACCCAGACGCCTTTTACAAATTCACCATGACCACTTTGATGATCGGTGAGATATTCTTTACGAACCCATACCTCAACCGAGGGAAGGTTACAAATTAAAGCAGCCATTATGAATTAATATATCTTTACTTATTTAACCACGTCCTTGTCCACGATATGGTTTCTTTTTACCATTGCGAGAGGACGGGGCCAACTTAGTGTTTACCGATCGTCCTTGACGAGTTTTTTTCGGTGGTGCCTTTTGAAATTCGCCACCACTACCACTGAACATTCTAGCCATTTGTACATTCCTCCATTGAGATTAAATTAGCATCAAACATATCCTTCCCTTCTGAAGGACTTTCATAGTATCTTTCAGCAAGATCTTGCATGATATCGAGACACGCTTCGTGCGAGAGATTTTGATGAATTTTCTCTCCCGCATAAAGTATATCGAAACGGACCTTAGATGACACGAGTTTTTTCATGACCAACACGAATCCGAGGATCGCACCAGATTTCAAATCCCTCATCCTTTGCATCAAGACAGAATGAGACATCCTCACCACACATGTCTTGTACTTCACCAGACTCAAAGACTTGCATCTTAGGAGCAAACCATGGATACTCTAAATTCTCAAAGACTCCATTCTTAATCAATACCCATCCAAATCCTGTATAATCAACAGTAAAAGGCTTCTTACGCTTACTGATGGATTCGACAGTCTCGTGATTCATCACTCCACCATTCTTACGGAAATCATCCTCTTCCAACCAGTGTGCGACAGAGGTTGTGTGTCCATCTTCTGTGGCATACCATCCACCAACAATCTCACGCTCTGTACCGTCTTCACTCAGAGCTAAATCACAAAGTTGCCAGAACTTGGTCGTGTCAAATACAATATCACTATCAATCCATAACTGATAATCATATGTTAATTTACCATCCCATGGTACTTGCTTAGATCCACGGAGAACATTTGCACCCAATACTTTACAACGGGCAAAGTTCACCATAGAAGAATAATCTTGACTGATCTGAATACTCATACCGTTCTGTACCATATCAAAGCACAGTTGTACAAAGTTCT